TGAAAAGATAATTGTGCAGCAAAAGCGAAATTCATAAGTAAATACATATGAGCTTATGGAATCACTGGCGCAGCTGGATTCTCACCAACGAGAATGAAGAACGAGAAATGATCGGCAACCTCATCGGGATCACCACTTGGATAGAATCCCATTCTATCCATGTAGAGTGTGTCCCCCGGTTGCATAGCAGTGAAGCCGTAGACGACGACAATGAAACTATCGTCTTCTCCGCCCCTAGAGTTTCCTCCCACCGCCATTTGTGGAACGATCGTGAAAGTATTCTTGTTACCTTTAGCGACAACTGCGGACCATTCAGGTGGATTGTCGAAGAATTTATTGGCAAGTCCCAAATTGCTAACATTTATCTGGTAATAAAACATACCGGTTAACACTCTTCCTGAAGTGTTACGTAGTTCCCTATTATTACCAAGGACCTCCATCTTCAAACCTCCTCCGAACGGAGCAACTGTCCCGAACGAATCATTCTGGACATTGCTACATTCCATTTGGAAGAAGTTATTGTAATCCTGAAGAATGGTTCTTTGGATGGTGTGAGTAATTGGACTGATAAGTTCAATATCATACTCAACCCAAAGCTCTCCGAGATAAGGCGACTCATCTGACAGATTGTCAGTTGCGTACTGGAAATAGAATGGATTGTAAAGCTTTAAGTCAGTCACTTCATTAGTAGACTGTTTTACAAAGTATTCTTTATAGTTCATAATTTCAGACCTATTTATCTCGATGGAGAATGGTTCCCACACAGTGCTCCTACCAGCCTTTGCAAGTTCGAGGAACTGGCCTTTGGTAGCTGAGACGGGCTCGTTTAGATCAAACATCGGTGCAAACATCACCATCCCCGGTGCGAATGTTGAGATTGCGGGTTCGTATCTAAATTTTATCCTGTGTAAGATGTACTTTTGAAAACTTCCGGCTACGGTGGACAGCCAGGGAAAGAGTATAGGATTAGAAGGATTAACTTCTATCTTCTTAGGACTCCACCCTGATGGATCATCAGAATTTTCAATGTTAAGTACGAATTCTCTCTTACTTATCTTGCACGAATTTCTTGAAAAGGTACCACTTTTGAGGTTACTTTTCGCCTTGGTCGAGATGGCTACCGGTGCTTTTACGGTAGAATTCGAGGTATTTTTCTTGGATTTTCTCGACTTGGGATTTTTCTTTGCCAAAGTTGACAAATTTTTGTTTGATTTGGATATTTTCATCTAAATTATTCTCTGATTTTTCAGCAGATTCCAGTAATGAACGGCAAATCTCCTCAGGGTCGATAACTATACTCTGAGGGACCCAATTTCCGCTGAAAAGGAACATGTTCTCCCCTTTCTTAACCTCATTGTGTTCAATGGGCTTTGGCAAGGAGATAACGTCGTGGCCTTTCTGAAAAAAGTCATCAGCGACGGGGCGTAGTGAGCCCTTGATCAGAGAATAAGCTTCTGGCTTCCATTCTGTATCATAAACCGGTAATCTCTTATCTTTTTTGGTCTGGAATTCCTTAACCAGCTTGTTTGAAAGAGATGCGAACATTTTAAAAAAGTCACCTTTTATCATAACCCTACCCATGCGTCCTTGAAAACGGACCCGAGAGAGGTTTGATAACCAATTGTTGGAGAATATGATACGATTCTCTTCGGTTGTTTTGAAGGTACTGAGAAAATGTTCACGTCCATACTGATCAGTAGTTAAACCTGTTCCTTTAGGCACAGACTTGTATAAAAGAAGTGTCTCTTTCCTACTCTTTTCCCGATGAGGTACCCATCGATACTCGACTTTCAGTATTTTTCCGGCGGTCTTCATGTTGTGTTTTGCAATTAATGCTTGTCTAAGAGTTACAGTTCCTGGGTTAGCTTTAACCCCAATACCACCTAACTCTATAGGTAGACAAAGATTCACCAGGCCATTCCCCGTTACATCGTTTATGCGTCTTTTATTAAAAAAGATCACGCGATTTAGCAGTTCTGGACGGTGCTCTATAGCATAATTGATTGTTTGATCCACTGGACGATCATTAGGAATTGAAACGACAGCATGAAATGGAAGCGCATTAACTTTCTTGACAGTGCCATCACTTTTTAGAAGAAAGTTCGTTGAATTAATTTGGGCCACAGTCTTCGAGACGTACGTCTTACCAATGGAAGGTGTTAAGTCAAATGAAGAACATTTTTCTTTCCACTTTTCGAAGAGAGTCTTTGGAGCGTAAGCTAGGAAGTCATCACCATTGATTAAACATGGTGGATTCAAAAACTTCTTGGTAATCTTACGAGTTCCGAGTAATGGGCAAATCTCTGTATGGAGTACAGTTTTGACCTCATTGTTATTAACGGAGTTCCAAAGAGCCAAATTGATCATGCAAAGCACAGGAAAACTTTTAATGTCACCCATCATTTGACCTGCAGTCTGTTTGTAATTTTCAACCTCAGTTCCAGATTTCTTTGTGAGACGAGAGTACACACTGTCTGTAATGACACGTCCTTTCCAAGTTTTGTTGCGAAAGGCTTGTGTATCCCTCATTTCCTTACGATTTCTGTAACTTCGGTGGAAAGCACATAAAAACCACATGTTGACGGCGACCCAATCTCTCTCTGAATCTTTTGGAGAAAGGTATTCAGCTTGTGTAAGATTGTAGATCCTGATCATCACTTTCCACAAAAACAAGTGGTCCACACTTGAATCGAGGAGAGGGAATTTAAGGTTCAATTCTTGCATGATATAGTTATCAACGAGAAGACTTAAATCCGGGTTGAGGTTATCCGTGGCTGCCTCGTAGTCACCCGAGATGAAAACCAAATCCTCATTTTCACCATAATATTCCTTGGACCTTTTCACGAGTGAATTAATGGATTCCTCGTCCGCCTGTCTACCAAATAGCAAATTCTCACATTTCTTCATACGATTAGAAATCACATTCTGGAATGGTTTCCCTGCGTAGAATTCATGTGCACTTTGAGTTGTAATACTCCTAACTTTTAATGGCTCACAGATATGAGTGACAACGCCCTGAAAAAAATCAGGTTGTTGCTCTGCTATTGCTGAGTAAAAAAAAGGTGAAGGAGAAGGACCTTCATACGTACTACCAAAGTGATTATAGCTGACTTTTGGGGAAAATTCAGCCATAAAACCTATTTGACCATGAGTATCTTGTTCTGAGGAGGCAGACACAGATAAGCAGGAATTTTCAGCAGAAAAGAATTCTTCTGGAGAGACCGGCTTGCCTAACTGTTCTACCGCCAGGGCTATACTAAAGAGATCATAGTGCTTTTTTTCGAGGTTCTTAGTCAGTCTTTTGAAAAAGTTTTCAGAACTTTGTTCTATGAAAGACTCAGATACTGCAACAGCAGAGTACCTGGCTAAGAATATACTCGAAGCAAAGGTAATTGATTTCTTGTCATGGTGTTCGAGACGGCGCTTCAGTGCCTTATAAAATGCACCAAAAAAAGGTAAGAACTTATTATTTACCACCAAACTATCGGGCTTACTTGGTAGATCATCTGAATCATACGCAACCGAGCATAGAGCACAAAAGTAATACTTAATTAACTTTGTGGTCTTGATCTCATTATTGCAAATGATCCTCTTAAGAACAAGAGGAAGATCTGATAGAACAAGTAATCCAGTGAGCTTGGGATAGAAGCAGTTAACAGCTTCAGTGAAAACATTAAGAAATGTTAACGCTTGATTGACCTCGTACTTAGTACAGTTCATTCCAAGACGGTTATTCAACATTTCTTGTATCCCAACAGATAGCTCAGAAAGCGTTTCTGTGGCGCTCAGTGAAGACTGAGATGCTGCAGCAATACAACCATCAAACCACTTCCGAAGTGGTTCCTTATGTCCGTTTCTATAATATTGTGGAAGTTTTGAAAAATATAAATTAATTTTTTGTTTTTT